CTTCTCATAGCCGAGGAGCTTGTTTAGAGTATTGCGTGGATGTGGAATAGCGGAGATAGGTAATCGAGGTCGGATAATAATTGATTGGGCATTAGCTTCTAATATCAAATGTTCTGCTACAACTTTGGATAAAGCGTAGAAGCATTGAGGATTAGGGATACTTTCTTCGGTCTTGACATCCTCTTTATCTTTACTCTCAAAGATACAAGCTGAGGAAATAAAGACGTGTAGTTTGCCATGATCCTTACACAACCCAGCTATATTAGCCGCAGCTAAGGTATTGATGCCGAAAGTTTCGTTTTTGTTCTTCTCACACCAGTCAATGTCTGTTTTAGCCACAGCGTTGATAACTACATCACACTCATTAAAATTAGTTAAGTCCTTGATAGGGGACATTCCGACAGCTCTGATGTCCGTTTTCTCGATCATAGACGAGAAGCCTTTTTGTTCATTAAAGTAATCGTTTAACCGATTACCTAACCAACCATCGCCATAAATTAAAATCTTAGCGTTTTCCATTTTTATATTTATCTATGTACCACTTAATTGTTTTTACCATCTCAGGCTCGAATGTTCCTTGTTTATGACAGCATTTAGGATTCCAGCCTAGATTCTCTAAATTCTCGGTAGATAAAGCGTACCGAGCATCATTACCTGGTCGGTTCTTTATCATCTTTATTTCCCCTCCAAAATGCTTAATCCCAAATTCAGCTAACTGGCGGTTAGATAATTCGTTATGAGCGGATACGTTATAAAAATCTCCTGCTTTTCCTTTATGTAAAACAAGGTCAATGGCTGAACAGTTGTCTATTACCCACAGCCAATCTCGTACCTCTGTCCCTTCACCATGAACAGTTATAGGTCTATCTTTGGCGATGCATTCGGCAATAACGTGGACGTACTTCTCTTGGGATTGATATTTTCCGAAGTTGTTAGCAGACCTTGTATAAAGAATATCAAGGTTATGAGGAGGAAACAGATAAGAATAAGTAAATACTTCTGCCGCTGCTTTGCTTCCTGAATAACGATTTTTGGGTAGAAGCCTGTCTGTTTCGCTGAAGACTCCTTTTTCAATTTCTCCATATACTTCATCAGTACTAATATGAACCATTCGCATATTGTAGTTCATCGCTACCTCAGCAATAACTCCTGCTCCAATAATATTAGAATGTATGTGTCTATTTGATTTTACTATGGCACGACCTACGTGAGATTCAGCCGCAAAGTTAATTACCGCGTTGCACATATACAAAGCGTCAAACATAGCTTCCTCATCACAGATGTCTGCGGTAAAGAATTTAAAGCGTGGGTTGTGTTTAAATTTTTCGAGGTTCTCCCAACTGAAACCTCGTTCACTGGCGGCGTAGGTCAACTTGTCTATAAGGACAAAGTCGTAAGAGGGATATTTGTCAGCCATGTAATGGATGAAGTTACTCCCAATAAATCCTGCCGCTCCTGTTACGGCTATTTTCATAATGCTCGTTAAAGTACTTAACTAATTAATTATACCACATAAAAGAAAAAGGTGAAGATAATCTCTCCACCCTAATCTGCGTCATTGGGAGTTTGGTCTGCATTAAAGCAGTCAATTCCACAAAACCGATATTGATTTCGGCTACCTTTAAAGCATCTATGAGTCCTTTTCATTCCACAATTCCAGCATAAAGTCTCGTCATAACTATCAACTTTGCTTACTTGTTTCTTTACTACTTTTTCAACCTCAACTTTAGGAGCTTTCCGTGGTCTTCCCAGAGATTTTTTTACTGCTTTTTTAATAGGCATATCAGGAGTGAGTTAGTGGAACTTCGGTGTTATGTTCCCCATGAGATGGTTGTTTGAACTGAGCTGGGTTAGCAATACGGTAAGCATTAGCAGATGCTGGAGAGCGAAATACTAATCCATGTGCTGCTGAAGTAGCTAAAGTAATAAACCCTTCACCTAATGGTTGGTTATTGTTGTCGTCTTTTCCGTCTGATAAACTCATTTTTTTATTTATTAGCTTAATGTTTGATGACGACCTTTAATTCTTCACCAAAGGGAAGCTAATAAACTTCCCCTAACCATTGAGTTATAAAGCTGGTTAGCCACTTCGATACTTGTCTTCATCCCAATTCTAAGTAGCGGTTGGAATTGCGGACAAAGTAAGACCTGCATTTTCTCGAGCAGAAGTAGATGAAGTACCTGTCATAACATCATCAGAGCCAGTCCAAAGAATCAAACCTGAGGACACGTTCAACACCTTAGAGGTGAAGTGTGCCTTCCAACCGTAAGTGGTTGATTGGTTCAATGGGTCAGACTTAGATGGACCTTGTACTAAGAAGGTTTTAACACCTCCATCCAGTTCGGTTGCACCATAGAAGGAGCGACCAAAGATTACAGTTCCGTATGCTAGGGCTGATACACCACCAGCAACAGAGAGAGCAAATCCATTACCAGAACCAGCAGAAACTGGGGTTTGAGTAGTTTCGACGAATCGAACACCCTCAACTCTTCCAATTTCACCCCTGTATAAGAACTCAGGAGTTGTGTACTGATGCCAGTTCTGCCATGTGCTGTCAGAACGTAAGTCTTCAGAAATCAACGGGTGAATAATACCGATGTAGTTCTGTCCATCCACTGTAGGAGCGTTTCTTCGGCGGAGTTCGCCAGCAGAACGTCTAATATCGGAAACAGCTATCAATACATTACTGTAAGTATTTGCAACAAAACTGTTTGTTGAAATAAGTAGTTCAGAAGATGTCTTGACAATGTTGACGGATGACACTGCAGTACTAGGGTCATCGAAGAATAGGATTGCTTGCATGATTGACTTATCAATCGTTTCAGCAGCTTGGTGAGCCAATTCTTGAGTAGCCATGTCTAGAACATCAGTGATTGATGCTAGTTCAACAGTGTCTTCAAGAACGGTGTAACCTCCATAAACTTCAATGAGCGATGATACTTTCAGTGTGGAAAGAACGTTAGCTGATGGTCTAATACCAGCAGTAACCTTCTGACCGTAACCCAATCGTCGTGGTCTGTTCCAAATAACGCTAGTACCTTCGTTTAACGGAAGGGGCTTTTTAACAGCGAATTGAAAGAACTTAGTCTCTGGATTTAAAGTTTCGAGAAGCATGCGGTCATAGTAACTTTTAATGGTATTCGTCAACGACGTAGTCGTTGTAAATGTACCAATATCAATTGCAGGCATGCGTTTCTAAATTTAGTTTATGTTTCTATTGAGAGAATCTCTCTTTTTCTAAAATCATTTTTCTGATCTCAGATAGGGGAATGCTTCTATCTTCCACAAGATTTTCAATAGACCGAGTGTCTCTAGGAGTTGGTTTAGCTACTCCTGTAACTGCAGCTTGTTTTAATTGCTGCATCTCTTGTGCTTCTTGCGTTCCTTGTACGTTAGCTTGCTTACTAACGTCATCGAATTTAGCTGCCTTGTAAGCGACTTCCCAACTAACTCCTGGGTTCTCTTTAACTACTTTAGCCATTTGCGTAGCGTAGTTCTTCGCATCTGGACTCTTGTTAAAAAGATTCATTAGAGCTATTTGGTCCTGAAGGGGTTTCGTTTGCTTTTTGACGATATTCTGAACAATTCGGAGGGCTTCATCTTGAGTCTCGACTTGTCCAATGGCTTCATTGGATGGCTCTTGAGGAAGTTCTTGTTCTTCAGTTTCTCGTACGGTTGCTAACTCTGCCATGCTCATTTCGACTTTAGTGTTGTGGCTTTCTAGGTGTGCGTAGGCTTTTGCCATATCTTCTGGCGACTGCCAACCCTTTTTAGCCGCAAGTTCAGCGAAGGTTGTCTCTGTCGGAGAGGCCTGGACTTCACCTGGCTGTTGGTCATTAACGATGCCAACAGACTCAGACTGAACCTGAGTGGGCGAGTTCTGATGAGCTTGTCCAACGGTATCCCGACTAGTAATAGTTCCATCGTTTCCGATTGGCTCTGTACCAGAGGGAATAACGGGGGCTTGATTCTCGTTATCCATAGGTTTATCTTTTTTTACCTTTACAGGTATAAATCCTACTCCAAGAAAGTGCGGACTTAGAATAGGGATTATACCCATAAAGTATATTAATGTAGCGACTTAATTTATTTATTGAACGCACCTGGAGTAGACTCAAACTCTTTTGGTCTTACCCATCTAGTGCCTAAGTTTTGGTAAGGATTAGACCATTCCTTTGTGAATGCTTGTCTTAATGGTTTATTAGTTTTATCTATGTCTAATGAACCAATCTTACCCGCTCGATTTGTTTCCAAAGTAACAGTTGGCATATTAGGGTCTTTGCTCAACTTGTAACTATAAGGAGTCTTGGTCTCTGCTTGAAAAGCATTGTCCTGTTTCCTTACTGGGTCTGAGCTACCTAAAGTGGCTACTGTCTTTGGACCTTTTTGATAAGGAGGAAATCTTCCTGCTGCCATATTACTTTAATTAATTGATTTAGTTCGACTACTTGTTTCGTTTCTTCACAGCAGATGGTCTGAGAGAAGGGTACTTATTGTAAACTGCTCTACGAATACCTGCTGGTCTTGGTGCATTACGAGCATAAGCTAATGCTGCAACGGCTCGTTTTCTAGTATTAATTGGATAGCTTCCAGCTGGAGCTCCACCTGAAGGACCTGCAAAAGATTTAACTCCTGCATAACGTCCAACGTTAGAACCTCCTGGTCTTTTCCTTGCTGCAGCTAACTTTTTTGATCTTGCTGTTATTGCCATAATCTATAGGTTTATCTCATTGTTCCGACGTTGTAGGGACGCTTACCAGCCGCCTTACGAACTCCTTTGCTTACATCTCGTCGGCCTTTCATAGTCATCTTCTTACCAGCTTCTTTACCTCGTCTCATACCTAATGACTCATCTAAACGAGCGTTGTATCCTTGCTTCTTTAGGGTTGCAACATGAGTCTTAGCAGCTTTTCTGCCAGCCGTTGTGTAAGGAAAGTGTCTACTTCCACCTGTGATTTTTACTCTTGGAGACATTGTATTATTTCTTTTTTCGGGTTGCCGACCTTTTAAAAGGATTTCTAAATCCCATTCTCCTGGCTTCTGAGAGGCCAATGGCAACCGCTTGCTTGAGAGATACTTTTCTCCCGCGGACACCTTTCTTCTTTACTTCCCTTATCTTTCTTGATATGGCTGATTGTGCTTTTGTGGAAAGTTTTGCCATATAGTTTATTTTAACAGATTAATCACTTGTTTGAAAAAGTTCTCTATTGAAAGAGCTTCAGCTGAGTACCAAAGTCGCTTCTCTAATTCAATCTCTGGCTGTGTTGCCATCTTCCTTAATGTTCTTATTTTTTCTTCTCCCATTACTTTAATATGTTTCCATCCTTCAGTTTTAACTGTATCTCTAATGAAATTCTTTTCATCATCATTTAGTTTAATCATACGTTGGATGCTTCACCTCCACGTTCTTCTTCTCTTACTTCACTTTTAGTGATCTCTTCAATCTGGATATCACCTAAGTCTTGTTTAATCTTAGTTTCTCGTTTGTCTCTAACTTCTGCTAATTCCTCTGGACCCTTCATAAGTTCACGTAATGATTCTCGGAGTAGAGGATCAGCTCCTGCTGGGTCTACACCTGGGATAGTCTTGTAGATTTCGTCTACTTCTACTTCGTTAAGTTCACCTCTTAAACCAATACTAATCTTTGGCGGTATAGGTCCTGGCGGTTGTGGTGGTTGGTAGTATTCAGCGATATTAACGTTATCTTGAAATGACTCTAGTACATCAACAAAGAACTTACCGATGTTAGCTCCTGGGATAGTTTTAGCTTGGTTCAACATTAAGAGTTTAAGCTGTTGTGTAGTAGTTGTATCTTGTAGAGTTCTCATCTCAACATCCAAGTCAAAGTTTCCTTGAATGGACTTTTTGTCTAGGACATGGAATTGTTCCGCTCCATCTTCCAATACTCGTACAGTAAACTTCTTGTCTAGGAAGGTTTGAGAGAAGGCAAGGATTATGCGATACAAATGGTTTAGAGAAACCTTTAGAATATTAATCTCGTCAACTACTAATACATCTGCTTCACCTTTAGCGATAATAGTTCCTCTAGCTGTATCTATATCCAGACCTGATTGAACAGCACCTGGAGCAGTGAAGTCTATTACACCAGTAACCTGAGCGATATCTCCTCTGATAATTCTTTCTTCTTCGATAGCGGCTCTAACTCCTTCCATGTTTGGTGGAATCCATCTAATTCCGTTTGGTACATCACTGTGGTAGTACCAACCTCGTCTTGGTAATAGTTCTTCTTCGTTAATGTTAGCTGCATTAAGGATTTCTTTTGGGGGATCAATGTTAAAGGTAACCACATCCATTCTTTGGTTTCGGGTGTCATTCAATTCATTAAACAATTTTTCGGCTGGTTCAATGTCTCCAATAGGATATAGCTCTTGTCCTAGTGGGTTAGCCACAATAGGTACAAAAGGAATTGGATTATCTAGGATATCTTTATAAGGGTTCTTCTCCATTCGGAGTATAATGTTCCTATCTGCTAGAACGATTAAGTAATCATCTTCTTCGCCATCAACTTCAAATTTTCCCCAATATTCCGTTATCTCAAACCTCTTAGAAAACTGCCCTCCTCCTTCCTGTTCTCTCTCGAATATAAATCTAGCTTGTTGTAGAACTGATGGGTCTTGTCCAGTTACATCTCCTCCTCCTCGTTTCTTGAGCATATCCAAATCCTTTTTATCATAGTTAGGATTCTTTTCTAGTTCACTTAGGTCTGCTTCGTATCGGTTAATTAACCATTTATAAGTTCCTTCAAACACATCAAGGATTGTAGCTGTATCATCTATCAACACTTGGTCAACAGAGTGCATAGTCATATCAAATCCTTTCCAGGGTTTATCCTTTTCTTCTTTATCTAAAAGCCATAAGCATTTAATCCAAGCCATGCCTGTTATTCTTGATTCTTGAATTGCTGCTCGCTCAATTAGAAACCAGTTCAGTTTCTTTCTAAGCCAGTTAATCATGTTACTAGCTGCTCTAGCAGTCTGAACATCGTTCTCGGTTTCAGGTATAACTGCCACTGTTTTAATAGCGTTAGCCAGTTTAGCTGTCTTCTTCCTAACAACTCGATAAGGTTCAGGAACGAATAGATTAGCTAACCCTTCGTAGTTCTTTACAGTTTGTATTCCTCGAAAGAGATCATAGTATCTAGCGAACCGAGTAAAGTCTTGTGTGGACGCATTTCGAGCTGAGGTTAGTCTTCCTTGAATAATAGAAATAACCTTGCCCTCGTCTAAGTTTGGTATTTTAGCCATTTAATAACCTGTTGTTTTATTATATTTGACGATTAGTGGCGGGCGGTATTGCCGAACCTTGCCTTTATATGATACCACAAAATATCTTAAAGCATCCATACAATGATCGTTTGTCTTCTCAGGTTTTTGAGGAGTGTTCCTTTCTTTAAGAGCTTCACGCCATCTGTATGTCTCAAACTCTTTAATAGTCTTTACACAGTTATTTAATAAATATAGCTTCGGTCTTTGTGTTTGAGGGTCTAGCTTTAGCTTTTGACGTACTGCGTCTATTCCAGAGTTTACCCAACCATCCCCACTATTAAATAGCTTGTTAGCTGGTGTTACCACTATCCCCATGCTTGCATAGTCTAAGCGTTCTTGTTCAGCAGAGGGGTCTCCGTAGGTTACTAGTATATCGTTAGCCGGGTCTCCTTTAGCACTGATTATATTAACGTGAGATTGGGTGGTTAGTCCCGATTGATAGTATTCATCGTAGACATAAATATTACCTGGGGAATCAATAGCTATCCATAGACAGACAGTAGGGTTATCAGCTCCAAAGTCCATAGCTCTGAAGTGTTGCCAAACAGCAGGAATCTGGAAAGGTTCTATAACATGAATGGTTCTATCAAACTCTTTGTAGATTAAGCCAGTATGCTTCCTAAAGTCAGCTAAGACTTCTTGAGCGAACTGGTCATCAGTCATTTCAACCTTCATCTTTTCTATTTCATCCTTCGGCATATGAGGATTGTCATAAGTGGTGAAGTGAAACGTCTTATAATCAGGGTCGTTGTCTTCTTCTAGTGACAACTCATAAAAATGATCGAACCCTCTTGGGGTAGATATAAACATTCCAACCCCCTTACTATCGAGGAGCGTAGGTCTTAATACTTCATTCCAGTTAGTATTCCAATACCTCATGTCTCTTACTTCATCAGCGACAAGCATATCGAACCTTTGACCTCTGAGCGTATCTACTGACTCCCAACCTCTCAAAACTATTTGGGATGTTCCCCCTTCTTGAGTTTGGACGATTATTTCTAATCTTTGCTCGTTAGATTTTATGGTTATAGGTAAGCATTTTTTCTTTAGCTGAGTCCAGCAGATATCACGAGCCTGTTGATAAGTGGGCGCAATATAAACTATCTTTTGATCATCTTTACTTACAGCCTTACCAACCATCTCCTCTACTGCTAAAGTGGTCTTACCAAATCTCCTTCCACATCTGAGAACTCTAAACCTCGCCTTGCTCTTGGCGATCTCCTTCTGTGCTTTGGTTAATATCATATTTATCCATTACCTCACTTGGGAGGAATATAGGTCTATTGTCGGAGGTAACGTCTAGGCTAGCTTGTGGTAAACCGTCTATATAATTCCAGATC